TCCCAAGTAAAATCATTCTTTAGGATACCGTGATCTTTACGATACTGAGCCATCCAATCATATTGCGGTTTCTCATAGTCTCCATAAATAGTATACTTCATAGCCAACTGTTTAAGGCCATGAGTACCAGGATTTTCGTCTATAAGATAGTGCAAAAGCATGGTATCCTCAAACTGTGGAAACTTAAGATTGAAATGGTACTCAAAGAATGCCATATCAAATTTAGCATTATGAAACACAATAGTCGTTTGGTTTGCGAGTGTTTGCAATAAAGCCTCTGTGCGTTCGTCAAAGCATTCTGTATCTATGTATACTCCTCTATCTTCTTCATAGGACAAAGAAATCCCTAGAATGTGTCCATCGCGAGGATACAGTCCTGTGGTTTCCGAATCCATTGCTACATGAGAGGGCATAGAATTAATACATTCGCAGAGCCATTTATTAGCTTCTTCAGTATCTTGTATACCATATGCATTATATTCTGTAATAACAGTGTCTACTAAATCACCGTTTATATACTCTATGATACTTTTCTTAGAGTCGTCCCACGTTCTCTGAGCCTCTGGTTTGAAGGCTAACATCGCGGGGTTAATAACAGGCAAAAATTTATCTTCTACTTTCTTGCCGGAATATTCTGTTACTGAGTTAATTTTTGTGAAATACTTTAGAGCATCACTACCTACTAGAATAATCCATTCATAGGCATCTATGTCGATTTCTATATCGCAGTCTCTTTTTAGTACTTTCTTTATATTGGGGTCTGAGCATAGCTGATATTGATCAAACTCAAACTCTCCGTCAAATTCTTTTTTATAGTTGGTTCTACTTGGTTTCGTCTCTACGAGGGCTACCTTAGCCATATAATTTACTCTTTAGTTTTTTAACAGAACCTTCAGGTAGTGCACCTGGGTCGCTCTGTTTTAGATGAATGTTGCTGGTGTGCAAACCTACTCGCTCACACATCTCCTTTACTCTTTCTGCGGCATGCTGTCCTGCATCGTCGCCATCGAAGAATATGTGTACAGAATTTACTCCTTGTATAGAAAGCATCTGTAGCTTATCTTCGTTTATATTCTTTGTACCAAACGTACAAATTGCATTCGTTAATCCCTTATCATGCAAATTTATCATATCGTATATACCTTCTACTAGTATAACGTCACCTTGTATCGGCTCTACTATAGGGAATAGAGGCATCTTCGCACCCGCAGGCGAGATCATATACTTAGGCGTTCCGCCTGTAGTATGACGACCATTAAATGCTACTATACGACCTGATATATCTCTTATAGGAAAGTTAATTCTTCCTATATAATCAGGGTCAGCCTGATGAAACGCTTCAAATCTTTTATACGTCTCTGGTTTTATATTTCTCCAGTTGCCAGTATACGGCATCATATTCTTGGGAAAAGACAAACCAATACTTTCTGACCTCTTATCTTTAATTTTTTTCTTTAAAAGTTCTCGTCGTAGTTGTAATTGATTTGCCTTTTCCCCAAAATATGTAAACAAGTTCCCCTTGTACTCACAAGAAAAACATTGAAATATACCCGTAATCTGGTCTATCCTCATACTAGGATTTTTATCTGGGTGTTCGGGATTTAAACAGCTAACTAAGAAGTCTGCGCCTTTTGGTATAAAATACACATCACGTTGTTTGAGTAACTCTTCTACGGTCAACTACTTATCCTCTTTTATTAAACACAATTATACTCGAATTAACCTATTATGTCAAGAACTATTTTTAAATATCATTTATATCTTCACCAGTCTTATGCGATGAATCTTCTTTCTCTTTAGGCGTTAATGCAGTCTCAGGACCGATTTTTAATGAGTCCCAGTTTACTGTGGATGTAAAGGAGTCCATACCGCCTCTACGCATCTTCACACAGTTAAAGGTCATACACGCATCTTCGTGGTCCCATGTTTCTAATGTATAGGCGGCATCACAAGCATCAAGAATGCCCTTTGCGAAACGCGCCTCTCCACTAGCATCTGTTTGATAGGGTGACATAACAGTACAGTTGTACTCTTGCGCCATCTCTTTTAGAGCTTTACTAACTTCTATCTGTTCGGTCCAGTCATACTGTTGCCCTCTGCCGGGAAGACTTGACCGTTTTACTTGGTTTATATAATCAACGATAATGACACCCACGTTTAAAGGACGAACTTTTTTATCAAGCTCGGCACGAATTTTAGACAGGGTAAGGGACGGTTCATAGATAATATCAAGTTGCTGCGTCGGGAGGAGCGCACCTTCTTTCAATTTTGAATGAAACTTGTCAAAGTCACGGTGTTGTTTATATTCTTTCAAACGGTCTTGTCCCAACACAAAGCGTTCTGACCACCACGTAGCAACATTTTCCCACTCTACTATACTAAGATTCTTAGTACGAAGTCGAGAGAAAGGGACACCAGTGGCTATGGAACAGCAGCGCTGTATGATATCTCTGCTATCCATCTCAATAGTGAAATACATAGCAGATTTACCAGAAGCTACAACATTGTTAGCAATGTTTGCACATATAACTGACTTACCAGCTCCTCGCTTACCACCTACCATTACTAGATCTCGGGGAGAGAACTGAACGGTATGGTCGTACTCGGCATTTAATCCGAGAGGTATGTACTTAGCTATATCTTCTTCTGGTTCAAACAAGTTAATACGTTGCATACTCTCTTGCGGATCATCCAAATCAACTCTATTCTCAATGTCTAGGACAATTTGATGGAGGTGATCGACAGACTCTTGTGCATTCTCGAATGCTACGGAGTTGTCTACGAAATCTTCCAATGAATCCAGAATTTGTCTTTGAGTATATTCGTTTTTCAGGTACTCAAGCAACATATGGGGCTCAGAATCAACCTCTACGGCTTCAACTGCATATAATTTGTCTCTTGTACCTGAATCTCGAATCTCAAGTTTTAGATCATCAATCGAGGGCAATCTATGAAATTCACCACAGTGTTTATCAATTACTTGATATAAACCCTGGTATTCACTAGGCAAATAATGCTTGTGGGTAACACTCCAAGTCTCAAAGTCTCCGAGTGTTAGCACTTGCTTTATTAAAGCACTAGCGATATTCAATGAAAGTCTCCCGATTTCAAATCTAAAAAAGTGAGTAGACCCCGTAGAGCCTACTCTGATTTACTAAAAAGGATTAAGCAGACGCTTTTTCTTTCTTAGCAGCGCCATCATAGTCAGCGGCTGTTAAGCCTCGACGAGTTAGCATAGTTTTGACACCACGAGCAGTTTTTCCAATCGACTCAGCGATTGCATCAACAGTCATGCCGTCAACAGCGATTCCAGCCAAAGGATCTTCTTTAGAAGCGCCTTTAGTAGTCTCTTGACGCGGAATAGCGTCAATGTCGCCAGAACGTAGAAGGCTAAGAGCCTTACCGCGAACAGAGTTCACAGTACGATCAAGCGCGTCAGCGATTGCTTCAACAAAAGCACCGTCTTGTACCATAGATACAAAGGTAGCTTCTTCAGATGGAGAGTACGTTCGTACAGCTTCAACTTTAGGAGCAGGCTTGACGTGGTCAGTCATTTCCATAGACAAGATCTTGCCTTGGATTGACTTAGCAGAGAAAGCACCACCTTCAAAATGGCTTGCGATTTCTGCATAAGTGTACTCTCCACTGTTGTCAGAGACAAAAGTTGCAAGAGTATCTTCTTGAGCATCGCTAAATGCTCTAGTTGCACTGGCAGATGCCAGTTCTACGTCATATCCCATCTTTCGCAATTTGCTAGAGATAGATCGAGTAGAGGTTTCAAGGTTTTCAGCTGCTTGTGCAACAGTGCCTTGAGAAACGGGGCTTTCGCCACCGACAAAATCAGTTAATTGAGCAGTACGCTCGTCAGTCCACTTAGGTAAGGACATAATTTTATTCTCCTGTTAAATCTAAAAGATTTGTTATGATTTGAACACCAGAGTCTCTGGCTTTCTTGGTTTTTGCGGATTCAACACCGCTCTCGTTTACTAGGATTGTTACATCTTTTGTTAAGCTCGATTTGACCCCATATCCAAGTGCTGTCAAAGTATTTTTTGCTAGGGCTTTTGTCTTATAGCTTTTTAACTTACCTGTTATACATACTATGCCTTTGCTTACGGGGGTGTTACTAGTCTTTATAAACTTAAAACTAAACGGTAGTAATGATACTTGATAAAACTCTTCCTCTATCCAATTACATAGGTTGGTTGAGGCTTTATCGCCTAGGCCAGCAGTACGGCACAAATCATAGTCTATTTCTTCGATATCTTCGCAGACTTTAGAAAGTTTTTCCGATGCTGTTTTGCCTATCAACGGTATACTAAAAGCAGGCAGTAACACGTTTAGTGGTGCATTTCGTGAATTTTGTATTTCTTTGTACAGCTTTTCTCCTAGCTTAACCGAGTCTAGGGACTCACATATATCTGTCATAGATAGATCGTAAATCTGTTCAAGAGAACGTATACCTAATTTATCTATAGATGCGGGGCCAAGACCCTTAATTTTAAGAGTGGAGGAAAAATGCTCTACTAGTTTTGATACTTTAACACTACAAGATGCGTTTCTACAATACAAAAGATAATTTACTGATTCTAAAACCGAATTGCAACTGGGGCAATTTACTGGGGCTTCGATTTCGGTCATTTGTCTTTTCCTTTGAATTGAAAGAGTATTATACGGAACTTTGGGGTTTTTGTCAAGAACTATTTTTCTGAAGGTAGACCTACTCTATGCGTCTAAGAACGCGAGGTATAATCTCCCCAGAACGTACAACTTCTACTTGACAACCTATTTCCAGGTTTAAGTCTCTTATGTACTCGATGTTATGTAGCGTCGCCCTAGCAACAACCGCACCCCCGA